ATGAAATATGGATGTGATGATCGTGGCGGTTAATCCCATCGTAAGGACGCCAACGCCAAGACTTCTTAGCTGATGCGATTTTGCCTGCATAGATAACATATGAGATTCGCTTATCTCCTGCTTTGGCGCACTCGCGTATTTGGTCGGCAAGATAAGCACCTGTGCTGGGGCGTGAGTCGAAGTCCTTATCCAGATCAATAGCCCTGACGATTCCGTTAGACGGATCGGGATTGTGGTCACTCTTACGATTGGAGTGTGCGGCATCGCCTATCCAACCATCGGACTTTCTATCGCGGTCAGGAAAGGAATCATCAATCTGCTCACGAAGTTGTTGCCCTGCTTTACAGAGTAGAGGCTTCATCTTGCTTTGCAATCATTTCATCATAAGTAGTTTTAGGCATTGAGGTAAACTCGTTATTGCCTCGGTCAATAATGGCAAAAGTTTTTGTTAAACCATCTGACTGTTCAACTTCAATAAAGGTTACATTGTCCATTTTTACAACTCCGCACTAATCGCTACATAACCTGCTGTGTTATTTGAATTACCTAAGAAATAAGGCTTTGCGTTGGTAACTGTTGCTGATACGGCCAAGCCAGCGTTGTCTTGCGACATTTCGTCTGATGCTGCAATACCTGTAATCGTTGCAGCCGAACCACCTGGCACGCTTAACTGGAGATTTGCATATTCAACAGTTTGCGATGTTATTCGCATTGTTACTGGTAATCGCACTATTACATCGGCGGTTGAACCACTTGCTCGACCAAAGCCAATTCCGTGTAAAGCATAAGGTTGATTAGTTGTAGTTCTAAAATAATACCTTTGGCAAGCAGCCAATTCTCCTTGAATAGTTCCTGTAGCAGTTTGGAATGGAGTAGCAGTGGAACCTGCTTCCATTTGATGACCCCAAGTTTGATAACTTGCACCTGATGCAACTGACCATTGAATTAAAGCAGCCATAAATGAACTAGCACCAATAGTTTTTCCTGATACAGATGGCATTGCCAAAGTAACTGAGTAACGAGCCCATGAGGTTGTTAGCGTTACATTCTGACCTGTGCCAGTCCAGTCTGTTGCTGGGAATGACTGGTAAGGATAAATTGTAATTGTTCGCGCTGAGTCCGCTTTAGCCCAGAAAGAATAAGTAATTGTCTGTCCTGCAAAAGTTCTTACATCTTCAACGCGTTGATACCAATATCCAGCAGTTGTTGAACCTGCTGTTGTAACACTTATTTGTGCAAAATACTGTCCTTCATATCCTGCAACTGGTGCTGCGCCTGGCGTAAAGGTTTGTTGAGATACTGACCATGTTGTTGGAGTTGAGCCAATCCAGTCCATTTTCCAGCGGTCTGCTGTGTAAACACCATTCGTTGTAAATGATGTACCGCGTTGCCACACATTAAATGCACCGTTAATAATTTTATTTTTGCCCGCAGCATAAGGTGTGGCGTTAGCGTTAATTGTGCCATTAGTATCATTTACATCCGATGCGGAATAGACATCTCCATTCGCATAGGTCGTTTTGAGTGGAAGTCCAACAGCCATTAGCACACCTCTTTCATAGGGTCAATTCTAGTACATAACATCGAGTAAAGGCTCCTGCGTAGCAAAAGTAGTCACCCAAGTGTTAGGGGTGATTGTGTGGGCTATGCCCTGAATCTGTAGCTTCTTTTGGATAGTTGATCCACCAGGTTGCTCATTGGTGATGTCTACTGTGTTGAAGAAGTCAAGGCTTAAAGCTGCTGTAACGCCTGCTGTGTAGTTAGGAGTCACCAAGTCCAGCGTGATTGTTTCAATGCGAATAGAGGTTTCTTTGCGAGAATCAACATAGGCAGTTGCAAGGCTTAGGGCATTCGCATCTGTCTGCATAAGCATGTCTGTAGCTGTAATAGATCGTGTGAAGTATTGAGCAATCGATGTGGAATCAGAGTAAGTCTGTGCTGTGCCACCGATTCTGGTCACAGTTGCCTTGTTCACGATTGTCTTGTCATCTAGTGCAAAGGTAATTCCAGCGTAGTTGATTCCTGTGCCATTTTGGTTAAAGATTGTTGGACTAGCAGCTTGAGCATCATAGACAAATTGTCTGCCCTTGAAGGTTGCAACGCCATTCTCATCGATGTAGAACGCGCCCTGTTCTGTGAACTCAGCAGTCTGGATTGCTTCTAGGACTGTGCGAGTCGTGCCAGGGTCTGCCACGCAAGTTGTAGCTCCTGTACCAATGCTTGTAAAGGCAGGCGGCCAAGCAATCATGCTAAGGATAGATTGAACGCGCTGTGCAGTTGTCTGCCCTGCTGTGCCACCTGTAACAGTTGTGATGCCTGAGTTATACATCAAGCGGAATGCATCGTAACAAATAAAAGTCACATAGCCAGTTTCCTGACCTGTTGGATAGGTATAGCGATATTCGGTGATATAACCGCCAAATAAGCCATAAGTAACTCCGCCATAGATAGCAGATGCCTGTATCTTCCTAAGTGGCTGTAATAGCCCGTAATAAGGGCTAGAGGTGTTCTGTGGGTTAAAGTCACCGTTAGGGTCTACAACTCTGATGGTTGCCTGACCTGATTCGTAATTATCCTGCAAAAGGTTGCGCCCTCTGCGAGTCGAGATATTTGTGGTCTGAGCAGAAACATCGACAATGACGGGAATGGCAGAAGCTAGTTCAGCAAAGCCCAGTTGTGAAGTACCCAAGATAAATGGATTACCGAATGAAGCTCCACCCGATAGATTTATCTTGACTGAAAGGGTTGCTGGTAACGCCATTATCTGTACGCAGTCGAGTAGGAGATTGGGATTCCGGAAGCCTGATTATTGTAAATGCCCTGAGTGATGGCATTGACTAGATCGCGCTCTGTGGTGACTGAGCCTTGCACATTGACGACAACCGATGCTCCACCGCCTGATGAGCTGCTAAATTGTCCGAGTCTGTTTTGTAACGCTGATAAGTCTGGCATAGCAAGATTTAATTTTTCGCGGATAACTTCTCTTTGCACATCAATGGGAGTATTTGGGCCCATTGTCATGCTTTGCAGTTGCTGAACCTGTGGAGCAATACTGTCAAGCATGGCTCTGATTGTTGTACGAAGGGCTTCAATAAATGCTGCAAATGCGTTCTCTGCTTCGTTAGCCTTCTTAATCATTGCTGCCATGGCAGTATTCTGATCATGAATAGCAATAAGCGATAGAAGGCGCATCTTTGTTTCGCCATCAGTTGATTGGTTTAAAGCTGCATATAATCCAATGCGCTCTACATCGAATTTCTTCTCTAGCTCTTTGAGCGCGAGTTCATCGCCTGTAAGGGCAATCTTTCGAGCAGTAGCATTGTTATCAATTGTTTTTAAGCTGTTTTGCTGCTTCTGTAATCTCAGCGCATCTTTGTTGGCTTTGTCTATCGCTGCTCGTTGTCCAGGCGATTGGGCTGGAGTGCCTGCTGAACGCGCTTTACTTGATGCACCTAATCTAGAAAGAAGTCCAATTCCTGAAATCTGAGTACCAGCGGCTAGAACATCACCGATAAATCCTGCACCAGGAATAGATTTAATTGCTTTTGTAAGAACACCGATGCCATAGATTGCATTTCCAATTTGAGTGGCGAAGCCTTCCATTGCGGTTGTTGCTCCGCCAATGCCTTCTTCTCCTGCAACCATCTGCATAGCATCAAGAAGGTCTTTGCCGATAATCTCTTTAGCGTTATTAGATGCAACTGTGAGCTTGGCGATTGCTCCTGAGTAACCTTCAGCAGCGGCTAAAGCCTGACCAGAGAACTTCTTTGTTAGTTCGCTTGTGATTAAATCTAAATCACCAGATGCGAGAGTGGCTTTAGATAAGCCTGCACCTAGACGGCTAAGGGCTGTTGTCTGCCCACCATAAGCCTTTGCAAGTGCCATAGATACAGCACCTAAGTCTTTGCCTGTACCTGCCGCAATATCTAAGGCTAAGGCTAAGCCATCTTGTGACTTCTTGACATCACCTGTAGCCGTAAGAAGGGTTCTAAACGCTGGGCGAAGGTTGTCATCAAGAACGCCAGTAGCGCGTTGTAAATCACCAATAAACTTCTCAACCTCAATGGAAGCAAAAGCGTTGCCTGTATTGGCTAGGGCTAAGGCTAATGATCGTGCAGCCTTCTCATCAGCTGCGAATGCTTTGACTGACTGCTTACCAAATGCATATAACTTAGATGCAGCAAAGACTCCTGCTAGTTGCTTGCCTAACTTAGCAACGCTTTTCTCTAACTTCTGAGTTGTAGTTTCTGCCTGCTTGAACGCCTTATTGCCAGTAAATTCGGCGGCTATATCAATCTTTACATCAGCCATTAGTTGTATCCCACCGCCTTGTTAAATTTATCCCGAGAAGCCTCTATTGCTTTAATAATTGCTGCATTGGTCTTGCCTTGATCTTCTGCCCATGCACGATAAATGGCGCGACCACGCATCTTGCGTGATGAGCGACCTGCTTGTCCTGCTTTACGTTGGTAGGCATCTTTAATTTGACCAGTAGAGTTAATGGCATTGACAAATTGCTCACCAGCGTTAGGGTTGTTGCTTTTTCCATAACCTTTGCCTGTGCTAGTTTTGTAACGATGTTCGCCAATATCAGGATTACTGCTTGGTATAACAACCTCACGCATTTTAGCCTGTGAGCGACCATTAGGATTTACCCGCCCTGCAGTTTCATAAATAGCACCAGCGGCTGATTTATTAAGTATTTGAGCTAATGCTCTAAAACCTTTGCGGTTAGGTTTAGATGGCGTTGTCTTGTATCCAATTCCACGCTTAGCAGCACTAGCTGAGTAATTTGGAAATCTGCCAGTCTTGGAAGGTTTAGCCCAGCCGCTAAGTGGAGCAGATGCAGGAATGAACCCACGCGCTTTGGCAGTAATTGGCTTTAACAGGCTAGCCATTTCTTTTTGAGTTTCTTTGGCTAAGTCTGGAGTGAACTTACGCAATGCTTTACGAAGTGCGATGCCGCCTTTGACTTCTGTTGGCATTGGCTATCTCCTTCGCATCTTCCTGTAGAACCTTGATTAGGTTCTTTAGCATTACTTCATCTAGCTCTAATAATTGTGTTGGCGAGATCCCGAGCCTGACACTTAATTTAGCAATCAGGTAGGTGATCGAGTCTCGCCCTAAGCCAAAGGGTCATCATCTAGCACCTCAACCGAAGTCAAGGTCTCAATGAATTGCTCTCCGAATGGCTTAACAGTTTCACCCGAACGGCGGATACATTCCCAAGCTAGCCAAAAGATATCGCTCTGCTTCTGGTCCTCGATGAACGCCTTGTGAAAGCCTTTCTTGGCGTACATCTCAAAACCGTATTGCACCAATGGAGTGATTGGGTATTCCCCAACTGATCCATCTGCCCTTGTTACTTTTAACTTTGCCATGCTTTGCCCCTTTGTTTAATTGTTTAGAAAGTACCTGTTGTGGCTACTGCAACTGTTGAGTTAGCAGTAAATGTGATTGATTGTGTACCAATATCGCCAACAGCACCGTTGATGTCTGTTGTGTTATTGACTAACAATGAAACTGTGTAGAGAGGGTTTGTAGCAGATACTGCTGTTCCCTTTTCCTGTAAGAATACGCAAGTTACAGTTGTTCCCCATGCAGCTTGAAGTGTTGCAAGAACATTCGCTGATGCTGTGTCATTGAGGAAGTCGATTGTAACTGTTGATGCTTCCAAGCCCTTTACGAACTTGTGAGATGAGTCGCCCATCGCAGTGACTTCGAGTTCGTCGAAGCTTCTGTTCAGAGTAATAGCGGTTACATGGTCAGATAGATCGACAGAGTTAATCTTAACGCCGACCTTATTGTTTAGAAATACAGCCATTAGGATTATTCCTCGTCTTTCTTAGTAGATGCTGGCTTTGGTGCTGAAGTAACCTGCCCGATTTTCTTCAGGAAGGCTTCGTTTTCTTTTTCCCATTCGGACATTTTAGCTCCAGGTAGTTAGAACGGATAGTGACATCTCGCAAGTAAGCAGGTCACCAGATTGAGCGTTTAGAACGCTTGGCTGGCTTACTGCTCCCACATTATAGGTCAATGAGGATGCTGCGAGTTTGTTGAACACACCCACAAGGGCATCTTCAATTCCATTGAGGTTTCCTTCATTATCGAATAAAGGAACGGTAATGATTATCTTAAAATTAGCAGTTGGAGCAATCGTGTTATGTTGATTGTTGTTTGGCTCTAAATATGGATCACTAGGGCTAACGATTACTGAGTTAGCAAGAACTGTGGCTGGTGGGAATGCAAATGTCTGCCACTTAGCGTTATCTACTAAAGCAGTCGCAATCGTGGTTCTAAGAGTAGTGAGAGCAACTGGCATTATCCGACCATCGAGTCAGGACTCAAAGCGTGAGCTAATAAGCCTCGTACGCGAGCCAAGAGAGTGTTACCCATGCGATATGGGCTAGGAGTAAAGTCCGGTGATACGCCGCCTGTAGAGCTAACCTGGCGTGCTTGCCAGATGTCTACTGAAATCATTAGTGCTGCTTCTTGGACTGCTGCATCAAGTGTGTAATCAACATAAGTATCTGCTGCAACTTGACCCAAAGGATTTACTGGGTGATAAGGAGTTGCTGTGTTGTTGTTGCCTGTGATGGCATAAGTGATGCTGTAAGCACCAACGCCTGTGATTGTCTTAGAGCCGTTGTGCTTTGATCCGTTGCCTGAGATGACAACAGTTTGTCCAACATAAAAAACATCTTTTGTAGTTGTTTCAAAATAAAGTGTGCCTGTGTTTGTTGTGTTGCTATGAGCTACATTGAATGAGTAGTTATTCCATAGCATTGGAAGAATGACGGCATCAGCTGCATCGCATGTTTGTTGAAGGGTGGCATCAGCATATAGCGAGCCAACACCTAGTGCTGAGCGAAGTTCTGCAACTGTGCAAAGTGACATTCTATTCCTTTCTAAAGACTGGGAGCGGAGCAAGGGCTGCGCCCCGCTCCCAGCGACTTAGGGTGTTACTTATGCCTTGTTGTTCTTGAACGCACCAGCAGCAACCTTAGTTGCGATTGCACCGAAGCCGTAGTAACCGATAGTTACTTGACCTGCTGCTGTTGATTCTGCACGAAGGCGGTATGTTGGTGACTCATACCATGTGTAAGCATCTGGGTTTACGATGAGGATTGTTCCATCGCCATCGCCAGCGTTTGTTGGATCAACGTATAGGTTGAGTCCTGCAACGTTGCCAAGAAGTGATGTAGGAGCAACTGCTCCGCCTGCGTTCATTGGGTTTGTTGCTGTGTAGATTGGGCGACCATTGTCGTTCAATGACATGATGTTTGACCATTGTCCTGTTGATACGACCATGTTGCGAGCAAATGGGTTTGGAAGTCCTGCTGTTGCTGCGTAAACAGAAGCTGAACCACGAGCAACAATTCCTAGCAATTCTGATGCTGTTGGATATGTTGCAACTGTTGTTGCATCAAGTGATGCACCTGAGATAAGTGCTGCGTTTACTGCTGCGTTTGTTGTCTTTGCGTAAGCAGCTGCCATGTTGCGAACTAGCTCATCAAAGAATGCTGGTGATGTACGATCTAGCAATTCAACAGAGAATGTCTGTTGTCCAGCGTACTTCTTAACAGATACTGACAAGAACGCTGAGTTCTGATCTTGCTCTGTGAATGCTGCATCTTCTGCAACTTCGCCAACAGTTGGAACCTGTGTAATCTTTGGAATCTCGAAAGTCATACCTGCATCAGGTAGAGTTCCGCGTGAGATTGCATCTATTGAAGGACGGATTGTTGTGCTAAGTGGGTTGATGATTTCAGATAGTTGGCGTGTTGGTACAAGACCTGCGTTATCTGTTGTGTTGTCTGCTGCAAGTAGGTATTGACGAGCTGACTCATCACCTAGTGCTGCGCGGATTGTGTTTTCTGCATACTTAGCAGCTGTGATTTCAATGCGTGGCTTTGTGTAAGCCATTGCTGTAACAGTAGGACGAGCAGCCTCGACAGCCGCAGCTTCTACTGATGGTGTTGCTTCGACTGCTGTGGTTTCTTCCACTACTGTCTCGCTTTCTTTTGGTTGGG